TAATCAGCGGCCCATCGCTCTGCTGCGGTTTCTGCGTCAAGAGCGGCGATGGTAACTAACCGGCCGTCTTCCAGATCGCTGTCGCTTACGTCGAAAGTAGCCATCACTCCACCCCCTGCATCATAGCGGCCAGCGCAGCGCGGGCAAGCTTGCGCCACTTTTCGCGGGTCTCCAGCGCCGCGCGGGCAAAGGCTTCTGGCGTGCGCCTGTTTGTGATGCTGGCCGGTGTGCCGGAGTCAACGCTTTCCGCACGCCACATCGCAGCGGCCATGCGTTCATCCATCGCCGCGAGTTCCGGTATCCCCGCCTCGATCATCGCGGGCAGGGCGGCAAGGATGGCGTCTGCGGTTTCTAGCGCGTCCGGCCATTTGCGGTCTCGGTCCAGTATCTCGATCAGCTTATCACGCATCGGGTGTCTCCTTGGATAGGGCGCGGAGGGCGGAAATGAGCGCGGGACGTATGCCTATTTTGCTACCATCCGCCTGATTGTTTCTTTGCGCGATCTGGACCGCGAGATCAGTCAATTCGTCTTCGTCCGCAAGAAACACCTTCGCCGCCTCCGCAACGCTGGGCTGCATGGCGGCTATCGCGGCGCGTGCTGTCCCTCTCCAATCCTCTTTTGTGCGCTCGCAAGTATGCGCCCAAAAATCAGTCTGGCCATCGCTTTCGTCCATGGGCGAGCGTCGATCAAACGCCATAGCTACCGCCACGCGCTCTACGTCTGTCTGTGCGGGGGTCATTGGGTCAATTCCGCAAGCATGGACTGCGCTTCGCCCCGTGTCAGTCCAGTGCCGTGAACGGTGCCGTAATCATCTACCACATCCCACTTGCCAAGAATCGCGTCTTCAAGTTGCATCCAGACTTCATCTTGAGCAAATGCGAGCGGCTGCTTCCCAGCCCCCATGCTTTCGACCATAGCCGCGTCCATGGCCATCGCTTCCTGCATTGATTTATCCATCGTCTATTCCTCCGTTGCCGCGTCAGTGCGGCTTGTGTCTGTGGGTGTGGGCTGGGTCAGGGCGCAATCGCATTCCCCCGCTGGCATGGCAGGGCCATTGTGCGTAGCACAGTCTGATGCGTGGTTAGCGGCGTATGCCGTTTTGATCTGCGCCTCTGCGGTGGCAAGCTGGGCGCGTAGGGTGTCACGTTCGGCGGCAAGGGCGCGGAGTTCGTGCGACACCTGCGCGGCAAGCCCACCATTGAAAGAACGCCCCCCGCTGCGCACATTATCCATCGCTCGCGCCAGCTTCTCTGCTTTGCTAATATCCGTCATGGCTGTTCTCCTGTGGCGCGGTAGGCGCGTAATGCCACGCTGTGATCAGGGCAGTTGTAATTCTCTTGCGTCAATTCAAGAGAACACTCGTCAAGTTCCATCAAAGCCAATTCCATACGGCGCGCCAAAGCATCCGCCGCCTTCACACGCGCCTCAAGTTCGATGATGCGGGCCTGCGCGGCGGCTAGGCTTGTTGTCTGGGTCATATCAGTGTCCTTGCAATTCTGTGGGCATCGCGCCCCATGTGATCCAAGCCGCGCCAGCGATAAGCGCCAGCAGGGCAAGCAATTTGCAAACGTGCCATATGTCGCGGCGCTCTTGGCTGCGCACGTCCTTGCTTGGCATCATTGCCCCGTATCTCCGTCCATCCTGCGCACCCTTGCAAGCTGGTCCTGTATTTGCTGGTCCCGTCCGCTGTTTGTCGGGCGGTCCGGTGCGTAGGTTGTCGGCAGGTCGCGCAGGTGCTCAATGCAGCTGTCGATTTTCCGGCGCGGGGCCTTCGGGCGGCGGTAGATGCGCCATAGGGCTAGGATGCGGCGGATCATGGGGTCGGCTTCGGTGGGAATGGCGGGTTGCGTACCGCCATGAAGTGCGTGACTTTGTATGTCCCCGCGTCTTGATGATCCTTTTCCGCAATCATGGCGACATCCCAATCATTGAAGCCCGTATTTTCAGTGGCTGCCAGTCCAGACACGCGCCGCGACCAAGTGTGACCGCTGTGATTTTCCGTGCCGCTGACAATCACCCAATATACGCCGTGGCGCTCCATTGTGGGTGGTAGTTCTGCTATGTCCTGCCATTGCGGGGCAAGGTCCGCGCGGACGGCAATATCTGCTCGGACGTATGTAGTTCCGCCTCCTTTTGCGTCCTGATACCAGTGTCCGTATGCGCCCCAGCTATCATGTGACGGCTTGCACCATATCCTCTCCGGCGCGATCATTGCCCCACCACCTTGGCATCGTGGCCTTCACCGCGCGGGGTGTCTGCGGTCGTCCACTGTGACGGGTGCAGCGTATAAACGTCGGGGCTATGCACAGACACACGCTGCGGGGGCGTCTCGATCTCATAGCTGGACAGAGCGCGCAATCCGGCGGCAATGCCTGCGGGGGTGATGATGGTGAGGCGGTTCATTGTGCTTGCTCCTGAATTGCGGCGAGATTGGCGGCTGTCATTGCGGTTTCCCAAGCAACAGCGGCGGTGAGGCTGGCGATAACGGCGAGGCCAGCGATGGCGGCGCGGATCATGCGAAATGCCCCGCTTCGTGCGCTTCACGGCGCTGAAATTCGTGGCTGTGGCATTCGTCGCTATCGTCCGAAGCCGCCTCAATCTCTGCCAGCAGATCGGCGGTCACGTCGCGCGCCGTGCCTTCGTCGAGGTTGACGTGGATCACGCTGAAATGGTTGATCTGCGCGCTGGCCTCCGTAACGGCATCAACCGCTTCGGCGCGGGTGGCAAAACCGTCTGTCAGGCTACCCCAGCCGCCGTTGCGGATGTGCGAGAAGAAGCCGTTGACTGTGTAATAGTCTGATACCGTGGCGGGCTTGATTGGTGCGATGTAGGTCATTGTGTTGCTCCGGTGTGGAGCGGGGCGCTAACCCCGCGTGGGGGTTAGGCTGCTGATTTCTGCGATGCGATGAAGCAGCCCAGCAAACCCAAATCGACATAATCGCAAACCCGCTGCATGATGTTGGGGTACTTAACTTCGAGCAGCTCGACCGCTTTTGCAGTTGTGCCGCCGCCCATCTCGGCGCGGATTTCAGCGGCAACCTTTTCGCGGGCTTCGCTTGTCACGAAATCCATGATTATATTGTCGCTTCTGTACCCGTCTATTGTCGCGGCTACTGCGGTGGCGATGCTTTTTGCTTCGGTGTGGGTCATTGTCTGCGTCCTCATGTGCCGGAGTGGCTATGAGGGATTTATAGTACATAAATTATGTACCGTCAATCAAAAAGGTACACAAATAATGTATTACTGATGCGTCGTGCAGAATCACATGCTACATAGGGCAAAGAAAAACCCGCCACGGGGGCGGGTGTGATCGGAGATGCCTTATGATGGAATCTTACTTAGTCGCGGCGCTATCATCGCTATTTTGCGCCATTTGCATAGCCATTTCAGCCCTCATCCTAATGCGGTGCGTGATCCGTATGGGCCGCATAACGGATGATCTTCTTCTAAGCGTAAGTCGGATCGAAAGAGAGACACCAAGGGGAAACCTCCATTGCATTGCTTGCCAGAGAAATCTTGATAATCTTGAACCAATCAAAGCAGAGTAGCGTCCTGCCGCGCGTTCAAGGTGACTCTTATCCGCGACGATCAAGAACTTGATGGTTTCGGTCTTGCCGGGTGCGATATGGATGCTCACGTGCGATTCATTATGTGACCAGCTCTCGTGCTTTTCATGCCCGCCCATGGTGGCGATACTAGATTGAAGACCGAAGACCGAAATCCGATCACCTTCGATTGTTCCTTTGGTCCTGTTTGTAATCTGACATGTCAGGTTTATTGAGGATTCATTGAACGTATGAAACCACTCAACATCGACGCGATTTCTGCGGTCAAGCCACTGCGTTCCAGCGGTATATCCAGTAAATATAGCGGTCATAAGGCCTACAAAAACACCTGATATAGTGATCCAGTTATAAGCTGATGGTTCGCCCAGCCATTGGATAAAGTCAATCACAGCCTGATATCCTGTGGCGTCCCTTGACCGAATCCGACCGACTGCGTTAACGTGAACAAACTAGCAACATGGGGAGCTGCAAGATGGGGGCGACCTATGTGTAAGGTATGGTGGATATGTCTAGGTGTGACTGGGAAGGCGGGCATCAATCTAAGCTGGCTTCTTGATCCCATTCACTGTGCACGGCTTCTAATAAGGGGAAGAGGCGACCTTGCACGTCGGAAGGCAGTTGAGAAAAGCCCCCATGAATGATGAAGTTGTAGTCTATCCGGTGCTCTCGATGTAGATAGGTCATCAACTGCCTTGATGGGAACGAACGCCCTTTCTCTATGTTTGTGATAGCAGCCTTTTTAACCCCGCCCTTCTCTCCGAAGTCAGCTTGGCTTAGGCCGGTATAATTACGCGCAGCCTTTGTGCGGATCGCAGACGCACGCTCGCTGATGTCTGCAAACAGCGCGAGGCGCTCTTTTTCTCGATAATCCATGAGGCCTATTATCGCCTTTGTACATAATATGTGAACGTATCTTCTTTATGAGTGTTGACGGTACATAAATAATGTACTAAGTCTTGATGTATGAAAAACATTGAACAAATCTGTAATGCGATAGGCCGGAAGAATTTGGCGACTTCGCTAGGTGTGTCAAAGTCGGCTGTCACCAATGCAATCGCAGCAGAGCAATTCCCGTTGGCGTGGTATCGAATTGTAAAACGTGAGTGCGCGTCGCGGGGGATCGAGTATCCATCGCACCTTTTCAAATTCATCCCAGTTCCTTCCGATGATAAAAACAAAGGGGCCGCAGCATGATCCATGCGGCCCCCATTCAATCGTCTTCTTTCCTCGCTTCATCCTCACAAGTGAAACATAGGAAAGCACCGATGAAAAATCTTGCAGATACTGCGGGCGACAACATCAAGGCGTCCCGCAAAGCCTTCGCCAACATGCTGTGGCGCGCGTTTCCATCACCGTCAGAGAATGAACTGGCACACAAAGCCGCCCGCGTTCTGGACGTGTCACCACGCCAAGTGTCGAACTGGCTGCGGTGCGAAAATAGCGCCGCAATTCAGTATTTCTTCGCGGTCGCGGCAATCGCTGGCGCGGAAATCGTTTTCTTTGATCGGGGCAGTAAATGAAGCCAATCGCCTACATCGTCGCGCGTTTATATGAGGCGCGCGCCGCCAAAGCCTTGCGTGCGTATGCTGTGTTCAAAGCCAAGGCGGAAAAATATTTCGCGAGGGCAGGGCTATGACCCCTAACACACCCCGCCTGAACCTCGACGTTTCAGACCTCAAAGTCTGTTACGAAACGATACGTTTGGTTGCTGATAGTCTTGCCCTTGAAGCTCATGACTTTGCTGCCTCTCGCGGCGTCCCTCATGGACCTGTTGAGGCTTATCTGGGCTGCGTCCACAACGCTCTCTCCAGCAATCTTAGTGACCTCATCAAGACTGGCCCAGTTGTCGCAAGCGGCGCAACCGGCATCGCTGTCAGTGTCGCCTTCGATCCGGTGGCCTACCGGGCCATTGCACAAGCCGCACAGGATTGCATGGCTGGAGGTATCCCCAGTGTTTGAATCGTCTGTCATCACAAATCTCCCTTGTGTTGGTGGATGCGCGCGGCGGGGTCTCGACACCTCGCTGCGCACCTTGACCCTGCCACAGCCCCCATACGCGGCGCAAGGCGGCTCACAATGACCCCCCACACCCACACCGCCGCTGCGATCCTCCCTGACCAGCGCGCGGCGTCCCCTGTGTCCAACCTCCCACAAGCGGACGCAGGGGCTTTCTCTAAACTCAAGGCGCGCTTGGCCGATCAGCAAAGACAGGCTGACGATCTGGCCCCAAAGGGCGGGCGACCAGCGAAGCGCGGTTTCAACGTGAAATGCGCCAGCCTGCGGATGCTGAAATGCGCCGTTATCGACGCCGAGAACAAGCTGAACCGCAATTAAAACGGGGCCAGCGATAACAGCGCCAGCCCCACAATCAACTGATCAATGGAGGATCAAATGACTAAGCAGGATAGAACACCAATGGACGCAGAAGCGCAAGACGTGACGCGCGTAGAGGTGGCACTCGTGACAGGGCTGGCACTGTTGCGCCTGCCATTCCCCGCCAACCAGATATCCAAGCTGCCGAAGCCAACAAAGGCGCAAACCGACAAGGTGCGCCAAGACTTCAAGCTGGGCATCCGGTGCGATCTGTGTGGCGCATGGCATCACAAGGACGTTGTTCACCTTGACTACGTTGGGCACGCGGCACTGACCGACCGTCTGCTGGACGCTGACCCAGAGTGGAACTGGGAACCCGTATCCGTAGACGAAAAGGGCATTCCTGTTCTGGACGCGACAGGGGGCATGTGGATACGCCTGACCGTTTGCGGCGTGACCCGTTTGGGCTACGGCGATGCGGACGGCAAGCAGGGCGGAAACGCTGTCAAAGAGCGCATTGGCGATGCTCTGCGTAACGCGGCGATGCGTTTCGGCGCGGCTCTGGACCTTTGGCACAAGGGCGACCTTCACGCGATTGATGCGGCGGACGCGGAAGCCGAAGCGATTGAAGAACCGAAGCAGGAACCCCGTTTCGACGCACAGGCCGCAACGAAGCGGATCAAGGGCAAGCTGGCACAGGCAACTACACTGGACGACCTCAAAGAACGCTGGACGCAGGAGCTTGACACCATTGCCGAGGTAAAGGCCGCAAGCGCCGATCTGTTTGGCGGAATTGAAGCCGCGAAAAACACCCGCCGCGATGCAATTCAGAAAGCCGATATGCCCAAAAATCCCCGCCCGTCCGACGATTTGGGCGGGGATGAAATCCCGTATTGAGAGGACCTGACCAATGAATGATATGACACCCGCAGACCGTCTTCACAACAACCCGCCGGATCCGATTGATGAGGCGCTGGCACCTTATGCCGATGCTATCTCCGAAGCTGAAAACTGGCTGGACGGAACGAAGGTTGAAACCGAAGCGCAGATGAAAGCCGTTGACGCGCTGATTAAAGACATGCGCGCTGCCAAGTCTGATCTGGCAAAGGCTCGCACAAGTGCCGTTGCGCCACTCAATGACGCATGGAAAGCAGAGATTGCCCGCTGGAAACCCACCGAGGAGGACGTGGAGCGCCGCCTCAAAGGGCTTGCCGCCGTGGTAAATGACTTCAAGCAGGCGCTGGCAGCGGAAAAGGAAGAGGAGAAGCGTCTCGCCTATGCCGAAGCCCGCCGCAAGGAAGAGGAGGCCCGTGTCGCGGCTGCTAACGCCGATGCCAGCAACTACGAAGCACAGGCCGAAGCTGATCGCCTGCAACGCGAGGCAATCGACGCCAAGAAGGCCGCAAGCTCTGCGAACAAAGACACCGTAAAGGGTCTGCGCACTGTCACGAAATACGAGATTGAGGACCACAAGAAGGCGCTGCACTGGATTGCCGCGAATGACCGTGACGCCATGACCGCGTTTATTGAGGAGTACACGCGCCGGAACCACAAGACAGCCACCATCGACGGGGTTCGCGTCTGGCAGGTTAAGGAGGCGTACTAATGACCACCGCCCACGGACGCGCCATCATCATCAACCGACTGACCGAAGCCGCGACCGTTGGGCGGGATGCCCTTGCGACACGCTGGGGGAACCTTGGCGTGTTTTACCAGAACGACCCCGATGTTGCCGCGCACAAAGAAGCGTTGAAGGCGCGGGTGCAGCCATGAGCCAGACCGTCATAATTCGCGGCCCAGAACAGCGGGGCCTTGCTCACACCATTGTGGATAAGGCCCCATTGGGCATCATTGTGACATTCAAAGAAGCTACCCGCAACAATGAGCAGAATGCCCGCATGTGGGCGATGTTGTCTGACGTGTCCCGTGCCAAGCCGGAAGGCCGCATGTGGACCACAGAAACGTGGAAAGCCGCGTTCATGGACTTTCTCGGACACGAAATTCAGTGGCAGCCGGGGTTGAGTGGCACGCCCATTCCCGTTGGCTACCGCACGTCCAAGCTGACCGTTCGCCAAATGGCCGATCTGATCACCGTGATTGCCGAGTACGGCGACCGCCAAGGGGTCCAGTGGAGTGAACCTAATCCATACGAGGTGCCAGCATGAACCAACAGCTACGCCAGCGCCAGCCCAAACATCCCCGCGACATGCCCTACCTTCGTGCGGTGCGCTCACTGCCTTGCGTTATCTGTGACGGCTTCGGAGAGAAGCAAAACAGCGTCACACAGGCGCACCACGTCATTCACGGCAGACACGGCACCAACAAGACGCCGGACCGCATGGCGATACCGCTCTGTGAGGGGCATCACCAAGGCGACCGCGACACCAGCAAGATTGCACTGCACCGCGAGCCTGACATGTGGCGCGAGGCTTATGGGCTGGATGTTGACTGGATTGCGGCAACGCAGGACCGTGTGGAGGCGCAGCTATGAACAGCCTACGCCTCCCATGGCCTGACAAGCGCCTAAGCCCGAACGCCCGCGTGCATCGCCTAGCCGTGGCACCGATACGCAAGGCCGCGCGGCACGATGCTATGTGGGCCTGCAAAGCCGCCAAGATGTACTACCCGCACCTGATGGACGTGGGATTGCATCTGCGCATTACATTTCACCCGCCGGACATGCGCCGCCGCGACCTCGACAACATGCTTGCCAGCATCAAGAGCCAGCTTGACGGCATCGCAGACGTGATAGGCGTTGATGATAGTATGTGGGGGCTGACGATCCTGCGCGGCGATGTGGCCAAGGGCGGCTGCGTCTGCATTGAAGTGGTGCCTAAGCCATGATGCCCACCCCCATGACCAAATCCACCCGCGCCTGCATTGTGCGCGAGAATATTGCTGCCGGATACGGCGTTGAGGACATTGCGTTGATGTACCGCATACCCGTTTCTGGCGTGCGGTTTGCGGTTGCGGACTTGCGCGCGTCTGGCGGACTGAAATACCTGTTTTTACGGGGGAAAAGCTGATGTTTTTGCTTGGAAACATGGCGCTGACGTGCTACCAAAAACGTATCGGGCGAGGCGCTGTTTCCGCAGCATTCCCCGCCCTAGTCGAAACCCAAGCTACTACCCAAGGATCACGACCTTTGATTCCATATATGTTACGCGGGCAATCCGCGCAAGTGGCGAGAGTCACGCCATGAGTCACAAAGTGACTACCCTTGTCTATTCCCGCAAGGCTGGGAGTTCCCATCGCAAGGCCGTTCTGGCCTACATGGCGGACCGCGCCAGTGATGATGGGTCAGGCGTTTGGGCGTCCAAAAAAACCATAGCTGACGAGATTGAATGTGGCCGCTCTACCGTCATTAAAATCTGCAATGAGTTCGTTTCCGAGGGTGTTTTAGTACCTACCGGAACCCGCAAATGTGCCAACGGCGCGACCGTAGAATATGCGATAAATCTGGAAGCTGTTAGGGCGCTTCCAAGCATCAAGGCGTCCACCAGCGGGACTAGTCCAGATTTATACCAGTCCACCAGCGGGACCCCACCAGTCCACCAGCGGGACCCCAAGGCGTCCACCAGCGGGACCCAAACCACCAGTCAACCATCCATGAACCAAGATACTAAAGTATCTTTGTCGCCAAGTGACCTTTCTAAGCACTTTGAAGACTTCTGGGCGGCGTTCCCACATCGCAACGGGAAAAAGACCAAAAAGGACGAAGCCAAGCCTCTTTTCATCAAAGCAATTAAGGCCGGGGCGTGTGTTTCAGAAATCGCCAACGGCGTCGAGAACATGCACCGAGATCCTGACGTTGGGCGCGGATACGGCAGGGGTCCAGTACCTTGGTTGCGGCAGCGAGGCTGGACAGATGAAATCCCCGACACACCACCGCAATTCAGAACAATCACAGGAGGCCAAGATGGGTCAGGAAATCGAAATCAAGAACGGCATCGTTCCCTTGCTGACGAAATCGCTGCCGCCGCACGAGCTAGATAAGCACCGCGCCAATGTCTGCGTTGTGATGGAAACGATGGTTCGCAAGCACGACAAATTCGGGTGGGACCAGATGAACGCCGGAATGCGCCAGATGATCCGTGAGGACTGGCTGGCAGCGTTGTCGGATTATCCGGTTGGCGAGGTGCGTGGCGCTTGCCGACTTCACACGCAGGAAGCCCCGAACAAGGTGCCAAACGAGGGCCACATCAAGGCTATAATCGTGCGCGAACGTGGCAAGGCTCTGGCCGCTGCACCGCGACTGGCAACGGCTTCTAAGCCCCTGAACAAGCCAACCGCAGAGGAACGCAAGCGCAGCGCAGACTACGCGGCACGGGCAGGATTTAGCGGGCCGAAGCGATTTACCGACACCCCCAAGGAGAACACCCAATGACCGACACACAGACACAGGACGCCAGCTACGCGGTAACGGCGGGCGAATTGCGCGCCTTCGTTGAACGGATCGAGCGGCTCGATGCGGAGAAGAAAGACCTGGCTGAGCAGCGCAAGGAGGTTTTAGCCGAGGCCAAGGGGCGCGGGTATGACGGTCCGGCGATTGCAGCTGTGATCAAATTGCGCGCTGCCGACCCTGACAAAGTGTCAGAGTTCGAGGCGGTTTTGGATATGTATAAATCAGCGTTGGGAATGGCATAATGCAGGTATTGATGATTGCGGGCAATGTCGGGAAAGACGCGGTTCTACGCCGCACAGGTTCCGGTGATGCGGTTCTGGGCTTCTCGCTGGCAGTGGACAACGGCAAGGACAAGAGCGGCAACAAGCGCGACAGCACATGGTACGATTGCAGCGTGTGGGGCAAGCGGGCAGAGGCGCTGGAAAGCTACATCACCAAGGGCAGCAAGCTGGCCCTGACAGGACGCCCCACGGCCCGCGAACACGA